CCTTACCTTTACAAATAACAACAATCAAGTTGAATACTTTATAGACATGTTGCAGCTTGCAGTTGCTGATGGAACCACTACGTTTGAAGATGCAAGAAAAGTTCTTATATACGCAGCTGGAGATAAAACTAATCTTATTCACAACCCGTCTTTTGAAAATAATACAAATTTTTGGACACCGCACGACGGCACTTTGACTAGGGTAACCACGCCAGCTTACGCAATCCATAGGGGTTCTTATGCTGCACAGTTTGTTGCTTCAACTACAGATAGGGCTGGAATAGTAAGTGATTGGATGCCGGTAAGAGCCGGACAAGCATATACATTTACTGCTTATGTTAGTGCTCAGTCCTCAAAAGAAATTACAGCTCGTCTTGAATTTTCTTCATTACAGTCTGCTGAAGATCAGTCTCAAATTCTTTCTGATGAGGACGGGGACTATTACCCTACAGGCTCTTATTACGTAGAGGCTATAGAAGAAGAAGTATCAACTTCTGCTACTAGAGTACAGGTAACTGCTATAGCCCCTACCTATGTAATAGACGCGGGAGCGCCGTCAGCAAAAGTTTCTTTATTTTTAACTAATCCAGAAGTTGGAGATATTTTTTATGTAGACGGAGTACAACTAGAACGTAGTGGTTCCATCAGCAACTGCAAGCTGCAACATGTCTATAAAGTATTCAACTTGATTGTTGTTATTTGTAAAGGTAAGGGCTATAGATGCATACGCCGCGTTATCCGGTGACAGTTGGCCATTTACTCCAGAGTCCGATTTTGATGCAAATTCTTGCCAAGTAGTTGTACCAGTTAGCGCTGTATTATTTGCTGTTGAAGATATCAAAGTACCTGCTCTGTCATACCAATTGATCTTTGCAGCAACTGATCCGGTTTTACTAGAGTCTTTTATTCTTAACCAACCAGTAAATCTATATCTAGTTGCAGGTTTTACAGGCACCCCGTATAAAACTTTATCTGCAGAGGTTGAAGGTAAATTAAGAACTGGAGAAGTGTTGTGTCCATGAATCCAACCAAACCCTATAGATCTAGGATTAAACCCAGGATTGTAAAACAGTTCTGGGCTAGGTGGACCTATAGCTATACCAACTGTGGCAAAAGAATCAGAGTACTTTACCTGCGCAAAATTACCTACAGAGGTTACCCAATTTCCAATTGACTCTTCAAAAGAAGAATCATTATAATTTAAAAGAAGATTTTTACCAACTTCTATTTCTGGAACCCAGTGAGTAAGAGCGACACGCTTCTGTGGTAAATGTCTCCCAAAACAGGTTCATAACTAAACCCACGTTCTTCTATTTTAGATTGTAATAGTTCAACGGGGGTGTACTTATAGTCCATTGATAACTCTAGTACCTTAGCTTCGGTTCTTAACTTATCGTACGCAAAAGCATACCCAGAAAGAACGTCATTTAAATAGGTGTCATCAGGCTCACCTATTTCGTCTCCTTCTATATTTAGCCAGGCAGCTGGCAACCACTTTTCTATTTTTACTAAAGTAGGGGTTACTGACTCATCTACAATTACAGTTGAGGTGTTTCCGCAGTTAATCCAATCATCGCCGTCGAATATCCAAAGAGAATAGGTTACCTGTCTTCCTCCATCCAAAGGTCCATCTATAGCGGTAGTCCTATAATTTGAAATGGTTCCACTATCGACAATTGTCCCATCATAAGGATCATCAGCCGCACCGCTAAAATTTCTGTTTATTCTCCAGTGCGTAACTGTTGCAGCTACTCCCGGACTTAATTCTTTTTCTGGGTCTGTTAATACAGAGCTCCAATATAGATAAACTGCACCATACGTAAGTGGAATAGCCCTAAGATTTCCGTTATAGTACGCACGATTGTTTTCTATCTGGCCATATTTAAGTCCAGCCTGTCCGTATACAACAAACGAATAACGACCCATTTAGTTACATTCCGGCTAGAAGGAAAGGGTCAAACCTAACTGCTTGGGCTGTTGCATATGCTTCGTTAGCGGTAGTGTTTAACGTGTTGTATTCAGAGCTACCCACGTATAAAACATTTGCTGTTCCAACCTTAGGTTGAGCATTTCCGTTTAGATTAAACCCAAGAGTATTGGTAGAGTTATATGCTTCAAATAAGTTGCTTGTTACCGTGGCTGAGCTATTTTTTAAAGTTAACGCAACAACGTTAGCTACAGTCATGTTATCCCCAGCCTTAAGCAAATATGGGGAAGTAGGAACGCCATTTACCAAGCCACGTTCAATATTTGATATGCGCTCATCCAAAGAATTCCAAGAAGATGTAGAGGCAAACGTTCCTGTATAGTTTGAAGTTAATAAACCATTAGTAGCATCAACTGTTCCATTAAGAGCAATTTCAATGGCACGTACTTCATCTTGTAGCGAGTTAATGTGATCAGCAAGAATGGTATCTTGAAGATCTACTTTTGTAGTAAAGCTTCTTACCGACGTGGGAAATGAGGCTGGCATTATTTTTCCTTTTCTAGGCTATTCCACCGGTTAGGTTGAATACAAGGTTAGTAGGCAGAAGGTATCCAAGTTGTCCTGCACTTAATGAGATTGTACCGACAGATGCCGCGTTAGTTGTATTGAACTTGACCAAGGTTACGTCTTCTACACCTGGAATTAGGGCCACGGTAGAGATTACAGAAGACATAGTTATTGTTTTACCAAATTCACTACAGACCTCCAGCATTTAAAAGAGCTTTTGATATGTTCAGCTTTACAGCGGATTGTTTATAGGAATTGTTTATTGTTACTGCTAAGGTTAAGTATACGGGAACATATGTTGGGGCCTGTACGGTTACTGTAGTTCCCACAGGAATTTTATCGTCTAAGTAGTTTTCTACTCTATTTTTTATTTCTGTCCATGAATTTGTAGCAACAGAGTTCACAATACCTGGAGTAACAGTTCCGTCGTCTTGTGGTTGCATATATAGGGTGATGTTTGTATATACCGCACCAATAGCTTTTGTACGACCTACCTGCGCCACTGTATTTGCTAGGTACTCAAAGTCAGCTAAAGTAATTGCTCGTTTTTTAGATATAATTGCGCCCTTAATTTTTTTTCTAAGCTGTGGCCCAGAATCAGCATCTGCTCCACCGACAGCGGCAGATCCGTTACTTACTCCAATTAAAGAAAGAACTTCAGGATCTCCATTGCCAGGAATAAAGGTAACTTCTTCTATCTTATCAGCAAATATATTTCCAGCTATGCCGATGCTTACTTTATAAAGTGCACTGATTAATTGGTTTGCCTGAGGAATTAATCCATTGACGCCATCTCCAAATATTACCGTGGTAGTACCGTCTGCATTTAACCTTGTAGTAAACACCAAATCTCGTGGACTAGAATCTGCAAGAGACTCTACGTATGTCCACGGCGTAAAAGCGGTTCCTTGTCCTACGTACACAACTAAGCTATTGTCTACAATTCCGGTGTCAAATAGATCAAACTCCTGAGCGGAGGATCCATCGGATGTTCCTACGCTTACAGGAAGGGGCTTATATGTAGTTGGGCTAATTAAATCTGGACGATCTGTGTTAACTGTTTTTCCTTCTCGTGTTAATACTGAGATGCTTTGTCCAGGTTGCAACGCAATTATTGCCTCAACTGTTTCAAAATACACTTCGCTATAGTTACCTGTAGTTAGTGGGGCCATTACTTGAGTACCAGCAGGTAGGGTTACGTTAACATCTCCATTATTTAAAAAAGTAACTAATAGTTCTGCGGGGGTAGGTCCTGAGGGTTTATAGCCGTAAAGTTCTGCAAATTTAAGGAGGGTCTCCGTCTTTACTGCCGTATCAACCCCAGTTTCGTTTGCTACTCGGTCTAGGTAATAAGACATGATGTCGCCCATATAAGCAAAGGCGTCAAGAAGGACTGCCCCAAAATCTGACTCATCCTCAGCATCCCAGTTAAAGTTAGTTCGTTGGGGTAACAGAGGTAAGTCTATCGTTTGGAAGTGCCGCTACGATGGTTATATTCGCATAGCCTTCAGAACTAATTTCATCTAGGACTAGGCTAGTAATACGAAGTTCTGGAAGCCACCGATCCATAGCCTCGGTAATGGCTACCTTAGCAGCCGTATAAAAGTCATTATCGTTTTCAAACAAAGCGCTAGCTATGTCTGTGCCGTAGTCCGGATTCCATGGTCGTTGACCTTTGGGGGTGGATAGTAGTGTCAGCATCCTATCCATATAAATTTTAGACTCGGTGGTTACCGCCTCTAGTTTTCCAAAAAGGTCTAGGGTAAACGGGTAATTTATTGCTCTCATGCTTTAGCTCCTATCCATACGGGAAATTCGGGATCTCCACCCTCAAACATAACCCACACATTTGATCCAATTTTAGGTACAAACTTTCCTACAAAATTTACTGAAGTAATAGCACTGCCCGATAGAGCCGCCCCCGCAGAAGATCCTTGGCACCCCACCTCTAGATAATCTTTTGCTTTTAGTTCCAGGGTATAGGCAAGAGATACCTGGTGTATTGGAGCAGTTCCATTATGGTTGATTACCATATCTGTATGGTTACCGGTAACTGTACCCCCACCAGATGGGGCTACATGAGTATACGCCGTTATAGTGTGTTCGCTGATCCATCCTAAAGCTGTTACTGTTTGAGTGGTATTGGCTACGGCAATCCCGTTTTTTCTTAAAGATAAAGATATGTTGCTTTGACCCAAAGAGTTTTTTGTAAAAGTAGCTAAGGAGTTTATTAAATAAGTTCCTGTTTCAGGTATGACAATCTGTGTTCCATTCACAGTAATTTTATTAGCATTCTGTTTTGTCCAACCAGTAATTGCTGCTATAGAAGTTGTAATAGTCTGGGTAGACGAAGACGTAAAAGTTCCATACGGCATATTTACATCCGCAATTTTTCCTGTTACTTGGTCAAGCCAA